AAAAACTTTCTATAAACGTCTACTTAATATCTAATACTTATTACTTATTGAAGTCGCGCGTAGGGAAAGGTTTTTAGAGTAGATTTGGGCGGGCAGAGATTGGCTCAATCCCAGTGTTCAAGCCGTTTTTACTCTGCCCATTTTTAGATCATCTATCTCAGTATCTGAAATATTGAAGTTTTTCTTAGATATTAGCGATCTCCAAATAACTAAATCCATACCCGACTTGGACCTCAACGTGTAGTAGTAAAGATTCAAAAATGGGCTATTTAATCGGTCAATTCGTCCGTGCGCTTGCTCCCACCGTTTGTACGAATATGTCAGTGAGTGAAAAAGCGTCGTATCCGTCTCAACGCAGTTCCAACCTTCGGAGCCAGCCACGTATTGTACCAGGTAGACCCAGGAATCGGTGGTGGGTATCTCCTCATGTTTCCATCCGTTCCACTCAGCTATGTCAGTACGGCTCTGTAAGCGACGTAGAGACTCTAGCTCGTAGTTGAAGTTGTAGAATATAACCATCTTGGGATGCTTCTCTAAGAGGCTCTCAATCGCCCTTACACGGCTTGGATCGGAGTTGACCACACGCCGTACCACCCCGTAGAGCTCTGCGATGTCCTTGATGGGACGATTTTGATAGATATGCCAACGATTCTTGATGACCGACTGCACCAATTCCTCGTTGTGCTCTACGTACACATTGACAGAATGGCGTACGGTATGCTTCTCAAACGGCATATGAACCAATATCTGATTGCGAAAATGGTTCAGCTTTCCTTCGTTCAGATATCGCTTGACTTTGGGAAACTTCTGGAACGGCTCGTAAACGACATGCTCTGTCTTGAATGCGGTTCTGTTCTTATAGAAGCCGTTGGCGACGAAGACCGGGATGTAGTCGAGCCACGTATCTCCAGGTGTGGCTGAGAGCAGGATCCAGGAATTGTTCTTGGCGATCTTGAGGAATGACTTGACCCATGTTCCCGATCCAACGAGCCGCTGTTCGTCGAAAATGAAAAACGCGTTTGTAACATCCACATATTTATGAATATTGTTCCAACTATCAACAGTAAGGACTCCCCAGACAGTTGCCCCTTCTTCCTTACCCACGACGATCTTCGCGAACTCACCTTCCCAGTCCTTTGAATCACGCTTTTTCGCCGTGGTAATGACATAGACGTCTTTATCAACATGCCACATCTCGTAGTACGCAGCTGCCACTCGTGACTTTCCAGACCCCACACCTCCCCACAGAATATTGCCGTTTTCGAGTTGTGTAAGGGCGCGCTCCTGATGCGGTTTAAGATCCTCCATTTAAGTACACACACCATCGATGTTGGCGTAACACTGAACACAATATGGAAACGTGTAATCGTCCTTACTGATCATGGTAGAGCATTTACCACATGCACACTTTACCTTTCCGCCTCTTTCAGAAAGTACTACTACGTTTTCCGGAATAGCCACATTCTGCATCGCTACGACAGCCCATCGACCATCAAGCCAATCATGAACTTCCCACCGATAAAAAGGCACTCGCAACTCGGAATTGAGATTACGGCAACGACGTTCTGCACGAAATTTGAATCGAGTGATTAGATCTGGATCGGCATTTGGAACTCGCTGGCTTGTAGTAATATGTGCCATTACCTTTTATTTTCCTTCTTCTTTTCCTTGCACTCCTCACAGAATGGAGGCTTGGCCGGGTCATTCGTGACTTCTGCCTCATTGTAACAGAACATAGTCGAGCAGACAGTCATTTCTTTCTTGTTCATCTTACTTTTCCTCCGACCCCGAATCTACTGGAAATCTTTTCTTCAGTTCGTTATCTACGTCTTCGACCGAGTCAACCATTCCTTTCAGATGTGCATCAGTCACGATCGCATCCGTCCAGATGGTGATCACCCATGAATATACGCCCGCGGCAGTACGACGCAGCTCGATCGATCCACGACCAGGAATAGGATCTCTATACGGTTTCACAGTTTCGTTAGCCACTCTATTCTCCTATTCGGTTCTTACCCAATGAATTAGATCCCACGCTTCAATTTTCTCTGGATCTGATTGCCAACCGCCTAAGTCGAGTATCTCCACATCACTATATCCGCGTACGTCCTTGATAGTTTGCACATACTTCCATTCATGTCTAGGAGGTCCTGCAAAATGACTACATGCCTGCTCATAAGTCTCCGCAAAGACAAGAATCATTTATCCTCCAGAAAAAATAAGTATTAGACCGGCGGGCAGAGCACCTACACAGTCTCGGCATAGTTGCGATGCGGAGAATATATAGGTGCCCTGCCCTATCCCTCTATGGCCGCAGGAGTTCAAAAACCACAGAGGGAATCTTTAAAACTTGGTCAATGTCACAGCGCGAAGAAAAGTAATTCCGTGCGTCTCGACAGTCCAACCTTCGTTTATTAGTCTTTCGATCTCGATATCCATGGCTTCTTTACTGATGAGAACATTGGACTTACCATCATCTCTTCGCCATTTACCGAATCTTTGTTTTTTGTAGAATATTTGACGACGCACGTCCTTACCCTTCTAATTCGTTTCTACAAGCGATCTCCAAGTATTCCGACCACCATCTGCACTACGAGGAACGTCGATATGCAGCTCCCACTCACTGTCTTGCGTCATCACGGCAAGGTCGGCTCGACTTCCACCGTCCTTAGTCGTGATGAATGCGAGAGGTGCTTCTTCGCCGTTATCATCCTCGTAGACCACTGGAGTTCCGTATGGATAGTCCATTACATACCTGCCGGATGTCGGTGAACGAATCGTGAGTAAGGACGTCTGACTGTCCGGACCCTCGGACCATGCGATCCGAAGCCATAGGGCGACGTGTCGAAGCGGAAATACCCTTCAGGAAGAGAGAATTCCATCCAGACATGATCCCAGGCGGCGTGGATTGTGACATATTCGCCTCTCCCGGCGAGTCCCCAGTTGAAGAACCAGCTGGAAACCTGAGCCATGCTGGAGCCGAGCAGATTGAACTTCCACAATACGAAGCTGGTCGACGACGAACAATCGAACGCATCGTGAGGATCATCATCGGCGAAAGTTCGATCGTGCTGTCCACCGTAGGAATAAGGCCCATCGAAGAGTTTGCAATATGCGAGCATCGCTCGAGCTTTGGACAGAGCCTTGTTCTCAGGCTTCATATTGATTTCTTTATCGGCCTTTTCCATCATCAGAATTGCGGTCTTGTCAAAGGCCCATTCAGTCTTGGATCCCTTTTTACGAGTATTGACTAGCTTGGAGTGAGTAGGCTCTCCATAATAGCCGGTAGGATTCAAACCGAAATGCTGTTGGAACGGCTTGACTCCTTCCATAGCGAACTTCTCGCTATAATTCTGGTCGAATTCCTGCCACGGCCAGAATCCAGCTCTCGAGATAGCACGCTTGACCGCCTCAATATCTGAATACGGCTTAGAGGGGCCCTTATCGTGTGAAGGAGGATATAACGGCCGTACAAAATGAACAACGGGAGCTGCCATTAGGCCTCCTCGTCGGTCTCCGAATCTTCGCGCTGAGGAGCGTCAGGATCCTGATCGTCATCGTCAGCAGGAAGAACTGTCCCAGGAGCGGGCTCAGCAGGCTGTCCGGGATCAGCAGGCTCGTACGGACCCTCTGGATCGGGACCCTGCAATCCGGTATCCGGCTCTTCGGGCTGTTCGGTCGTAGTCAGAGGCTCAGAAGTCTCATTCATTATTTCTTTTTTCCTTTCTTTCGACTTTTCTTGGGCAATTTGCCCTTATTATCGAAATGATGTTTCTTAGCCCAAGCTGGGCCTTTCACTGCGAATGCCCAAGCTCTCTGCTTCTGTGACTTGGCAGGCATCGCTCCCCCCGTTTAGCATCATTTTGGTTGGATTACCCTTCTGTCTAGCAGATCTGCGACGACACCAACCATTAATGATTTATTTTGCTCGGGTACATCTTCCCATGGAACAGCCGATTCTTTTCGAGTCTCATAGCCATAGGAAGGTGCTAGACGTTCATATGTTTCATGAAATTCCCGAGCAATATCGTGAGCAATATGCATCTCTTCAGGACTCATACGTCTGGCTCTTTATTCACGGGAGTTTCTCCCCGGAGAATTTTCTCGATTCCCTCTGCGTCATGAGCACCGAAACCCGTCTGAGCTTGTACAAGCCACTGGGCCATCGTACCGACTGCTAGCTCAAGACGATCGACGCGCTTTTCGATTTGGAGCTTAGTCTCTGCCATTTCCCCCCTTAAACAAGTTTACGATATCCAGCTTTGCGAAGATCATCTTGAAGTGCTTTTAGTGTTTCTCGTGAACCACTAACTGTTGCGGGTTCAACATGAATAGTTTCTTTAAATTTTTCCCGCATTTCTTCAATTTCTTTCAACGGATGAATCTCGCTGAACAGTTGAGCTTCGGGGCTTACTTCCATATCACACTCCGCACTTCAGTCGTGTGTTTGGCCATGGTCCGAAACCACGACCCGAGTAATATGCCCTCATAGCTACGGCCATCTGAATGAATGGTGGCCAATTATCAGCTGTACCCAATGAATTTAGGAATTCTCTACCATAGGCGCGCTGGAAGTCCATATCCATTTGCATTCCGCCGTAATAGCCATTCCCGGTCCGAGCATTCCATCCGGCTTCAAAGCTATGAATGCATAGAAATGCGCGTGTAACTCCACCACTACCGAAACTTACTCTCTGACGATTAACCTGTCTATGAATTTGTAGTGTGCGTCCTCGAGCATTTGCGTCCTTACGAGCTTGGACTGCCCGTTTAGCCCACCACTTAGCGGTTTTCCCTTGATAGGTCGCACTAGGATATGTGGGTTCTGCCGTTGCTGTCGTCGTTACCATCACTAAAACAAGAATAATGATCGAAGCGACGATTATGGCGGTCAGAAACTTCACAATAAAAGCCTCCTACTGGGGGTCAGGATTGACGGCCGCGAATATAACACCTGGGATAGATGGTGGACTCCTATTCCGCCGTCTCTACGTCACGGAGTCAAGTTTTTGAGTAACGCAGCGATGGGGAATCACGTGTCTGCTATAAGGTTAGACAGGTTCGAATAACAGTCACCATACCCTCTCACGTTTGCCTAATGAGGATCGTCCCGACCTCCTATCCTCACCCTGTCCCGTGAGCTGAAAATTGAAGCTGGTAGGATTCCTACTAAGCGGGCTTGTCCACCCGAGGCGATTCTTATTCTATTCGGTCACCCTACCAGCTTCATAAATGGCATCGCGTAGCCGAGTGCGTTCGAGCGGCTCCATGACGGCCTACCATGCCAACTCACGTTTGCCTAACGGCGGTGCCACCGTCCCGCTCCGTGAGCTTTCTTGTACTACTGAGGGTCGATGATCTTGTAGCCGACCCGCTCCAGCATCTCCCGGAGCTCCGCCTTGTCCTCCGGCGTCAGCTCCTTCATCTCGGAGATCTCGAGCTTGCGGTCAGGGCCGAAATAATCGATCATGGCCTTGACCAAAGTCATCTCCTTCGGCTCCATAGTCACCTCCCCTCAAAATTGATTACTTAGCGAAATGCCAGGTCACACCGAGATTCTCGCCCTCTTCTCCGCTAGGCTCGCGGTGAGGAATGTCGCCCTCGTCGTTTACAGCAGCGAAAGATGAAGTTCCGTTGTCATCAAACATGATCATCTCGCCATGCTGAAACGACAATCCTTGTACAGGCTTCTGGAAAACTAGGGCGTTGTGATTCTTGCCGTCGTTATAGACGACACGATATACTGCAGTCTTTCCGTCCACTATGTAGACTCCTCTACTAGATTGAAGTTTGCCTGGAAAGCCTTAGTCGTGTAGACCTTGTAGCCTCGTTCTGTGTACAGAATCCAGTCTCCCACAAACGCCTTTGTCTGCCTAGGATTCTTCGGATTATGAACCCGAACGTGAATATACTGCTTCGTAGGCTGGACATCCTGGGATCTATCAACGGGAGACTCGTCAATATTGCCAATCTCGCCGAAACACCATCTCGCAATATCGGCGAAATTCTCCTCAGTCACCTGAACAGCATCCACGAATAGTGGCTTACGAACGTACTTTGTGGTAATGCTCGTGTTCTCCATAGTTCCTATTCTTCGCTCCGGTTGCGAGTTATACCAAGGCCATATCCAATTAGGAGACTAATTAGAACTACAAGAGCTGTTACGATAACTGTGACAATAATCCCGATCATGATTCTCGTCCTACCCAAGCCCATTCGCCCCAACGAGCATAATCGCTCCATCGAAGCGATGTCCAAAGACACCAAGGGCAATTCTCGGCTAGGAACAGAGTGATCATGATTGATCAAGTTCTGAATATTTCAACTCCAGAGGATCTTCTTGGATTGTTACATAGAGACTCTGAAGATATGCTTTGATTCCGCTCTTGTCGTTGACCGTCCAGGCATACGGACTAACGATCAAATCTACATTGATGATATCCGCCCAATCAAGCATCTCGATTTGACCTTCATCAATGTTCGTCCTTCCACGAGACGTGATCAGGACGATACGCGGCGGGCGGCCTTTGAAGTTTACCGAGATGGGCAAATATGCCTGCGGTTCTTCTCTTCCTGCGTCTGCATCTTCTTCGCGAGGGCGCAACCACTTAACGTTCCAACCATCGGCAGCCATGTCTTCGGCTGTCTTGTCATCGAGAAGTACGGCGAAATTTCGATCACCTTCACGATTGTACTGGCCTTCTTTCCCAGCAAAATTACGAAAGATGATCCGAACACCCTCCATCAAAACCGTGTTATCCCTCGGCATCGGTTTCTCCCGTCGCTTCCTGTATGATTCGTTCGGCTATGTAAGTTGACATCCAGTCGTCAATGGCGTCTTGAAGAGGTACTCCGTCTACCTTGGCCATAACTTTGAACATGCACATCATCGTCTTACCCATCAGACGACCAAGCTCATGCACATCCTCGTCCGAAATTTCAGCCATAATTAGTCCTTATTAAGAAGAAGGTCGAGAGCAATCCGATCGAACTCACTTAGATCCACATCTTGCTCATCACAAATATGAACGATGTATTGAGTCATGTCGAATAGCCTTGCATATTCACGTCTCTGTCGAGCAAGGTCCTTCATCAGAGATCGTATGATGATTATTGACGCAATTTGTGTTCCGACTAAAATGCCGATAGCCGTTCGAACCTCAACCATTAACAAACTCCTCAAATGATCCGAAAGATTCGATAGTCTTTATAGCTTCGGCTTTCAACTTCTCGAAATATGACATGTCAATTTTCAGATCTGTTATGGATTGAGCGATCTCGGCTTCAACCCATTTGTAACCTTTGGTTCCGGCCACTGCGTAGTACTTATCATCCTTTACGCGGTAGAGCGTGCCACCTCCCTGTAAAACAGGTACAAAGCGACCAGTACGCCCAAGATGCCGCATGAGATGATAATCCAGAGCTTCATCTTCTTCGTGCTCCTCCCTATCAAGATACATTGTCCCTTGCACTACATTTTTACTTTCGCAGAAGTCATCGAAAGTAAGATCTTCTCCTGAAAACAGGGTTTTAAATATGTAGGGATGCTGAAATTGGGATCCTACAGCAGTCCAGGTATCACCTTTTCGCGCAATATATACCGCATCGTTCACGAGACAAAATTTATCGTACGTTATCTCGTGTTCGAAATCATACCCGTATCGGGCACCATGTTCCTTAACGAAAGCGATTGCTCGTTTTGTTGCCCCGGGGATTTTTACGGAATCGGTCTTGATGTGTACTACCCTGTGGCCATTTTCCTGCAGGTCGTTTTTCAAATCGATCATGTAGAGAGCGCCACGCTTAGCAACTATGTTATCCTTATTGCGATTATCTCGGAAAGGATTGGGAAATTTTGCCGAGGTCAATCCGTATACAATATTGATAACAATCTTTAGGGCGTATGCTAGCTTGTCTGCTCCATCTTCATTCTCAAGATATGGAGCTAAACGACCTTCGAGCATTTTCCTAGCCGAAGAAAAGTCTCTTCTTTTAATAGCCATACGAGCTTTTTTGAGATCCGAAAATTTTTCTGTATATTTCCCGAAGAGATTGAGGATCTCAATTGTCGTAGGGTGCATCGAAGCAATGTCCAGAAGAGCAACCTTCTTGTAGATTCCAGGCTCTGCGTAAACGTATCCACCTTCACCTGGATCTTCACCTCTATACGAGGATTTTCCGGCATCGAATTTGTATCCCTTGAATTCTTTACTCAGATCAGTATAGACAAAGGACCTCTGGGGATTTCGATCGTTGCCAAATATGATCTGTGCGGTATGTCTTTGTGTTGTGTCGTTGATTGTCAATCCACTGAGTTCAGCCAAGATTTGTCGGGCAACGAAATCTTCCCAGCGATCTTCGAGCACAGCTTCCGTTGCTCGAACATCGTTGCAGCAATATTCCACTACTCGCGACCAATCTTTTTCGTCTACTGGCTCGTCTAGCGGGAAATCCAACTCCATATGGTGGATACCGAGATCAATTTCAAATTTCTTAAGGCCTTGTTTGACAGAACTGATCTCCCAAACGTCGGCATAAGAAAGGTTATATGCTTGAGCAAAGAACGCATTTCGATTGTTGTCTATGACGATTTTTCTTGTTAACTCATAGAGTTTCTCGATGCTGTAACCCAAGACTGCAGCATAGAGAATATGATTGTCAAATCTACGGTTGTAGAAACCGACAAGCTTCAGTTTTGTCAGATTCTCAACCTCTTCTCTCGAAGGATTGATCATCCGAACAATGTTGTCGTCTCCCTTGAATTTCCAACAGATGACAAAGAGATTTGGGTAAACCTCAATGTCAAATATGACCATACGATCATCGGTTACTTCGACAACAGCGTCAGCACTAACTTCCTCATCGGATTGGAACCTCATCGTCTGAACAATTCTCAGACAGTTGGAAGCCTGGTGCGTACTGTTGTTGGCAAAAGCCAAAATACGTGGTCGTAGGTCTGTGACGTCGTATTTCAGCCCTTCCTCATATGCTTCTTCTAGAATATGAGCGATGAAATCCACCGATGGCTTGGTTCCTGGATGAATCTCTTTTCGCAGATTCCGCTCAATTAGCTCTCTAAGACCCTTTTCGGAAGTAATAGTCTTAGCCTTAAGCATCTTCTCCTTCTTCTTTTTAAGCGGGAGTCCACTGCCTATTTTGGCAACAGGCACAGCATTACATCGAGTTAACTTTCGACGTAACGAGGCATCTCCCGTATACACCTTGATCTCGATGCCTTCGGAATATACCGATGCTAACTCGGTTGGATCCCCGAGATAAGTATAATGAAGATGTACACCTTTTCCAGATTTACTCAGCTCTGCATACGTAGCGGGCCACCTGCTTGCCGCCTCGAGATTTCGTTCAAGACTCACTTCTCCATCGGGGGTCTTCAAATCGAAATCGATGACGACATGTTTTTCAGGTACCCTTACGTAGTGAAGTTGAGAAGTGTCAATATCTGAAAGGGTAGACTTTACTCTTTCCCATTTTCTAAGAGGCGTTCCATCTTGGTTCGCCAGCTGAGCGGGACAGTCCGCAAGAAGCGAATCGAGTAGCGAATCATCTTCATCCATAACCAAAGAGAATGCCGGTAAGTTTTCATCACTTTCCTTAAGAACCTTGAACTTCTCAGCGTTGAATCCAGTATATAGACTACGAACGCGTTCACCGTCGACCTCTCCTCTATCTTTGAAATCATCGAAATAGTTACGGAGCTCTTCGCGGATCTTGTATTGCGGACGCGCTCGATCGATGCCGCTTTCTATGCACCATTCCTTGTATAGCCCGTACGCCTGCTTCAAGGTTGTATAGTCTTGTTTCTTGAATAAATCGAAATATGCCTCAATGAAATTGAAGAAGACGTCGGTTTGAAGCATCATTTCCAGTGGACGATAGCCGTTGTAGTAATTCTTACCCATCTCCAAATATACTTGGAGACAGTGAGTAGCTATCGCACCTAGCTCGAAATCAATCTGACTCATCAACGTGTTATAGTGCCGAACCGGGATCTTAACGCCAGTTGGATGAATATCGATTAGTCTGCGAATTATTCCCGATTTGGCATCCGTGATCTTTACAGGTTGATTCGATCCGATGAACAGCAATGCTTCAGCGCGGGAAGTATAACTCGGCTTGTACTTCTCATTCATCGTCATCTGCTCGTGGGAAACGATGGAATTTAGCCGTGTATTATCTTCCAACTTAGATAGATCACCGTCGTGCTGTATAGCAACAAGAGGGTTGTGTTTAAAAGCCTCCGTAGAAAACGTCCCATTTGAGCTTCCTAGGGCTTTCCCATCGAATGTGGTGGTATATCCGTCGAACAATTTATGCAAGATGTTCAGAATAGTGGACTTACCGGATCCAGCGGGACCGTAGAATACGAAGAACTTTTGAAGTTTCTTAGAATCTCCCGCCACGATGGATCCGATAGCCCATTCTATCTTTGCTCGTTCTTCAACAGAATACAATGTTCCCACAAGCTCATCCCAAGCTGAAATATCACCTCCCTCTAATGCGTAATTCAACCGCTTACTCGCATAGTCAGTTTTCTTTATTTCTGAGTTTGAAAACATGACTTTCGAGTCGAGGGGATGATTATTATCACTGATATTGGCGAGGAACTTCTTAAATTGAGCCCAAGAATTGCTTTGGAATGACCGCATATAACGTACAATGTAGTTCATTCCTGTTTCTTTTCTCAATCTATCAGCTTCTGCTTGTAGATGTTCGTCTACCAATCGTTGAACATCGTACTCGTCACGAGACCATAGACCTTTTTCTTCGTCCCAAATAGCATAAAAGGTTCGTCCTTGTACCATCAGATCCTGAGAGCGTCCCACGATAAAGTCGGGGTATAGTTCTATACCCTTATCTTTCGTCTCTTTAGTAAGGATCTGATAAAAATCCATAATCCTCCTTCTAAAGATCCGTCATCTCGTTAACGTATGCCTGCATCTGAAACCAAATTTCTACCTGGGTTTGATCTCTTTCAGGATTGTTCAGTGGAAAGAATCCGCCGTATCCATCATATCGATAATTTCTCCACACAAGGTTATAGAGAATTTCATCGATTCGATCGACATTTTCTTTCGTCAGTTCATCGGACATCTTGTTCAATCGAAGATTCTTGATCAACCTCCATGCCCAGTGACGATCATCACCACCCGCTATGAAAGCTACTCTTCGACTGAGACCAATTAGCAACTCGAGAATCGTACAACCATCGAGCTGCAATTTCTTGGCTTTGATCTTGCTACCCATGAATTCTGCACGGAGATCCAAACCGTCCTGTAGACGGTTGTTATCATTCGGAACCGTCCATACAAATTCCAGGTTGTGCATCCGTTCGAACAAGCCTCTATACGACTTACCATTTCTTGGCGTATCGACTTGTCCTATCAACCACTCATAGTATTCAAAATCAATCGGTTGCAGAGTCATTTCGATCGAGGCCTAGCATTTCCTCTTCGTAACTCGCCGGGGATCGGCAAATCTCCATCTCCAACTCCAGCTTCTGGTTACGAACGAACACGACATCGATGTCGTCTGATCCGTGACCAAACCTGAGGTTGTCCTTACCGACAACTTCCTGAGCATGAGGAAGCGGTCTACCGTCCTCGTCGCAAAGAACGTCGTCACCGGCATAATAGGTGTAGGTCACCTTTGAATATCCGGCTTCTGATTCGTTGAACTCATCCTGATGGATGATGTAAGGCACTTCTGGATCTCGAGCTCTCAACTCAAGAGCATAGTCCCAGCCATCATCCTTCGACTTTCCTCCATCGTAGGTGACTACCGGAGGCGCGCGGAGAGGTTCCTGAACAGGAACTGGAGGTCTCGTCGGTCGAGGTGGCTCTTCGACTTCGACAGCTGTCGAATATCCTCGCTCCTCTACGAGTTCTTCGACGGAAGGCTTCTGCCGAGCCTGATAAGCCTCTCGAATCTTCTCGACTTCCTCTGCACTCTCCTTGAAGGCTTCGGCTCGGATCTTTTCCTTATTGAACCGATAACCCCAATAGAACCCCAATGCTGCGCCAATTACCATCCCTCCAAGAACATATCCAACAGCCGACGTGTTGATTTTCCTTGTCGCCTGGGCAACCTCTTCGAGATTGGTCGCGACTTCTTCCACGACTCCTTCTACAACACCTTCAACGGCCATATTTTCTCCTTAACCTTCGAAGTCGATTCGGTCGTAGATCACGCCATCGACATTGAAGTCAAGAAGGATAGATCCTTCAAAGCCGTTGACGAAATCCCGGGCAACTTGAGTATCCCCGTCAAATACGCCGAAATTGATGAAATTATCGGTCTCGCCGTTTGGTGTGAGAATCCAACCGACCACTGCTCCAGCCTTGGATCTCGGAATTCCGAGCATGTCGTAGACTTCATTCAGAAACACATGCCCTCGAGAATGGAGCAGATCGTTCGCGTAGTTCTGCTGGCACTTAAGAAAGATCAGATTGTACTCGGGCTCCTTGTTCCACGATGAGGAGGATGGATCAAAGAATCGAGCATAGATCGACGGCTCGCCGAACCCAACACGAGTAACTTTCTTCTTCTTACCGGTCTCCGGATCTTCGATCGTCACTTCACGAGTGCCATATCGGAAGTCTCGATCCTGATCCTCACCGTACTTCTCGACTACACGAGCTCGGTATTCGCTGAACCCCTTTTCCAGCGCCGTATATGCCGACATCAGCGCGGCATTACGCTTGGTTAGGATATTGTGGGAGCTCGTCAAGGCATAGACAGAAAGTCCACCGAGAACGATAGCCGGAGCATACGCCCTTACAACCTTGACGCCGGTCTGGAAATAGATGAGCGAAATATCCCGCTGGCGATCCTTCTCGCTGTAATCGGGATGATCCAACGTCTTTGCCGTCTCGAGCTTGTCCTTTGCTTCGCCGACGACTTCGTCCATCTTCAAAGTAGCCCGACAAGCGAGGACAGTACTCCCCACCATGCCCACGATACCTGCTCCAAGAAGAAGTCCCGGAGAACTTTTCTGCAAAAGCAGAGTATTACGGGCAACCTGTCTTCCGATTACCTCTGGGACAAACTTCATGGTACATTTGCTCCCTTCATAAAGTCAGAAAGACCTTCTATTGCCTCATTAGCTAATGTACGCTTATCGAATTGAAGATTGGCCGCATCTTCTTTTAGATCTTGAAGTACTCGAATATCGTCCGTACCATTTTTCGTAGCTTTGGAAATGAGAAAATCGCATAAACGTTCTACCTTTTGGGCGAATTCGTTTATATCGATATCTCTAGGCATTTTCGATTGACTCTGTCACTTCAGTCAAGAGGTTCTGGTTCCGGCAGATCCAACAGATAACCGCCACGGATCCTTGAAACCCCAGCGCCCTGTAGATCTGTCCAACCCCATTTATGATCAATATGCGTGGAACCGAGTCCAACAAGCTCGTAGAGATCTGCAACTGACGCGGAATCATATTGCCTCACTAAGTCGAAAAGTCGGTCGATAACTTCCTCGGCCTCTGTACGATTATCCAGCACGATTTCATCAAAGTCATGACGAGCACGTGCTTCACGACTCATTGCTCTTTGAGGACCAGAAAACCTGCTTCCAGTCGATGAATAACGGTTGTACTGAATATGACCAGTTGGGCCCGAAGGCGGAATCCTGGATCCTCGTCGACGAGAATCGCCGAAGATCAGCTTTTCGATCCCCTGCTGACCTGCTTCGACGATCATATCCCTTGCTGCAGGAAGTAGAACGTCAAAAATGACGTACTTGACTGAGGTTTTCAGATCTCCTGCCACGAAAGTGCTCGAGAACTGCTTTCGAAGAGACCTTCTCTTTCGAGTAGCCTTTCCCGTCGTAATAGGAGTAATATTTTTATCCTCAGGAGTTCCTTTTTTGCTTGCCTCGCTATTCGGCGGAAATTCCGAAGATGACATTTATTTCCTTAGCTTTTGAGAAACAAAAAGCTAAAGGCCGTGTTAGGGCCTCTAGCTGTGAAGCTAACTTTCGACTACCTCGGGCTCAGTAGCGTCGGTGTTACGCTTCTGCAACCAAGTCTTGCCGTTCTCCATCGCTTCTCCGACGTACTCCGATCCGCGATCGGCGACGAGCAGTCCGAGAACCGTACTTCCAGTCCAGACCACGATCTTGTTTGCGACCGTGACCGGCATGGTCGTGTTGTTCTTGACGACGTCACCAACCACCTTCGTAGTACTTGCAGTTACGAGGGCCTGAACAGCAAACTTAACGACAGAAAATGCACCCAGCATTTTTGCTCCTTAAGTAGAGGGCTTCATTATATGGAATGATTATTCTGCGATTTTCGCTTCTCCAGAAGCCAAACGAGCCCCAAGAGCTCTGAGTTCATCTTCTGACATTGAGTCAAATACGTGTCTTGGAATGATTTCAGGTTCGGGTTTCTCTGCTACGGCCAATGCGGGCTTCTTTTCCTCGCCGCTAGCTACTTTTGCTGCTTCTTCGGCCATTCCAGCAGGGATAACTCCGTTGATAAACTCGATTGCTGCATCCGTTTTTGTGACCAATTCCATGAAAAGCACCGAATATGCTTCGGTTGACTCGAATTCGTCACGCAGCTGCTGGTTCTTGATGAATCGACGACCATCTTCCGATTTCTGACCATAGGCGCCCAGGATGATATTCTTGAATTCTGCGATGATGCTCTTACCATCCTCAGCTGCGACAATTCGTTTCAAAGCTTCAGACAAGCCGCCTTGATGGCTCATTTCGAGCTCGACTAGCTCTGCCTTAGACAAATGGAAGAAAAAATCTTCACTAACTTCTTCGCCGTTGAAGTCTGTGTACGTAATTGTCTTCTTGAGCACGTTCTCCCTTTCTAAACTGGCTCTAGCGGCTCACGCCAATTCGGAGGAACAGGTCTAGTCGAGGCCCATCGCACCGCTTCATCAATGCAATGTGCGTCGACAAGACAATATCGAAGGTTTTGCTTCATCTCGATACCTTCACCGAGATCACGAGTACGCGATACCACGCCGATTTCTTCGTCAGGACGCGTTTTACCGCATACATGACAAGACCATTCAAGACTCATAACCGTCATCCCCCATCCAGGGCTGGCAGTTTCAAGACCAAGCCTTGTCATAGTCGGGAAGTGGCTGTCTGGAGAAATCGATTGCGATGCACGGTCGCTGATCCTCAGACATCACTGTCGAGAACTTCACTTCCATGTGATTGTTCATGTTCCAACCGACAGTGTCGGTGTAATGCGTAGGCGGCAATCCGATCTCGTCGTAGAAATGTGACAGGCTACAAGACATGTAGTTAATGATCTCGTAGTTGACCTTGTTCTCGGCACGCTTGACATCTTCCATGGTACTTCTGAAATATCGCCCAGTAAGCATGTCGTAGAAGAGAACTTGACCGTCTCCAACGAGAATCACTTCATTAGACGACGGGGGCTGCTTGTTGACGCGATCCTGGGCGATCTCGTCTCTGATCTTCTCGTCCTGACGCGCTCCGAGCTTCTCGATGACCTTATCTTTGTACTCCGTGAGAGCTCGCTCGGAAACTGCTGTCGCGATTGTCAAGGCGGCGATCTTCTTCGAGGAAATACGATGCGCCAGGATGATGCTCGTAACCGTAATGACACCGGTTGCCACAGGCGGTAGATATTGAATCCAAACCAACTTCGTCTTCTCGGTCTTTGAGAGCTCAGTGACATGCGTCTCCGGGAACTTCAGATCTTTCTCTCGATCACTTCGCTCTGCTTCGATGATCTGGGCGGCCTTGAATGATGCACGTCCCGTCAAGACAGCTGTACCAACCGTTCCAACTACCCCCACTGCGGTAAGAATAGTGGTAGAATTGTCGGTCACCAAGAACTTTGCTCGATCGACAATCTGAGTCAATCCAGTTACCATCTTTGACCTTTCAATATAGCGGGAAACAGCGGTTCGAGTTTCGATTTCGCATCTCACGGACAAAGATCCAGATCAACCACAATCCCCATGTCAAAAAGACCATGAAGACATCGCCGAGAAACTTGAAGAAGCCGTAACGCTTCTGTGGGGCAACGCAAATATACATTTACACCTCCTGAAAAAAAATAGAGGGCGAGGTACGACTCTAATGGTCGCGTCGGAATGCTCGTAGAGCACTCCACCTCTATTATACTGTGCGTTTTTCTTGCGAGCCTGCTAGTACTCGGTTGAAGCTCTCGAACGATTTTGTAGCCTCACGAGCAGCATCGCTTATACCGATCATTGCTCGAGTAAATCCATTGACCTGCAGAATGAACCGAAGGTGCTTACGATATGCCTCCATCTCGAGCTCATCGGCAACACGCATACGTGCACGAACTCTCTGACGGCGGCGGCGATGGTTCCACTCCATCCAGTCGGCGTACCGCTCACCGAAATGCCAGAGAAGAAATATGCCGGTCAAGGCGAGAACAGCGAACAGCAGATCGACCCCGTTGATCATGACGGCTCCTTCAGCTTGGCGTGAAGAGTCCACACCATTTTCGAGTCCAGAGTTTCCTCGTCCGAACACACTCCGTGGATCTCAGTCATCCTCCAAGCACCTTTCCCCGACAGAAGAGCAGAACACACGGAATGAAAGGCTTCTACAACATCCGTTGGATGACCCTCGGCAACAGCTTGAAGCTCTCCCGTTTCTAGAAGAGTGAGATCCTGGAAAATCATGACGGCTCCTGATGGTCGGGAAAGAAAAAAAAGAAGGGGCGTATAAGACCCGGCGAGGCCTAAGTCTTATACAGGACACGCTCAATGCACGTCCCACATTATCCCTTCATAATAAGACGTGTTTTTTCTGCGTTATATCTTGGCGCTCCAAGCGTAGATGGCGGCTCGACGGAGAGTATCTGCCCCGACATAGACGATTGTACAAAGAATAATGCTTCGAGTAACTCGCTTTATGATATGGTCAATATCTATTGGCTGAATATCAACGGACTCGATGTCTCCATCCTTGACCATCTTGATCTGAAGCGACCTATTTTTGAACATCCTTATATTTCTCCTCGAGGCGCTTAACTTCGATGTCTACGTCTTCTTGCCGCATGAGTCCGTGATCTGCAGCAGCTTGCATCCCCATGACGTTAAGATAGTCATTGAGGATTTCCTTTTGCTCGTCGGTTAGTTCACCTTTCCAACCGATTCTCACGGTACTCATTTTGACCCCCTAGATCACATTATTGATTTCGATGGAGAATTCCTCGTGCTCCTGAAAACTGCCGTCCGTACCAAAACTCCGGAAAAACAGATTGCCACCCGCATCAGTGAACCGAATGAACAAGCGGCCACCCTTGAAAGCAAATGCCACGCTCGAAAGGGTTGTGTTCATGATATGTTCCAGTAGGGCGCGAAGTTGAAGAGCACTCATAATTCCTCCTTTAAAAATATGCTGAGGGGATTACTAGCTCCTAGATAGCATAGGCACGTTCCTTTAACGCCCTTACAGGCAAGGCGACCGTGCGGCCTATCGACTTGTCTAGCTGCAATCCAATAGGCTTACACTAAACAGGATTCATCGGCTTTCGCGGATAATCCCCTCAACCTTTGAAAAATATTAGGAGAGAGTTTCGCTGCGGTCGCCCTCCGGAAGGCAGTTGCAGCCTGCGGTCTTGCACCACCCCATCTAACTGCTCTCTCCTAATCTGGGCCTGACCTACCCTTTTCAGATGAGTCACGTTTAATCGGCCTTGGATAAACCGAACCCAGATCTTTTCCAATCCCTTAACCAGAGCCTGTGGAGCGTTTAGTAAGTAGCCTATTTTTTCGGACGGCCAATCCGCGGGCTTACTGTGCACGTAAACCTCCAGTATACCTTACTCCACGCCGCGTCCCCGCACAACCAGGTGAACGATTTGTCCCTGCGGTGTTGTGACCGGAGGTTTTGTCGTTCCATCATACACAGGCCCTGGTTAAAGGATCGGGCAAACAAAAAGGAGAAGGTACGAGCGAATTATTTCTTCTTCATATTCGCACATAGTGTACCTTCTCTATTATAGTAGATGTTTTTATCGCGAGTGACAAAAAAGAGAACCTTGTATAACAGCTCTCCTTTTTGAGTTGCATGTTTCTAGTAAGCGGCGTTACGACGTCCCTGAATCTCACGAACGAACACCCAGATCAGCCACAGACCTGCAGTAATGAAGGTCATGAAGCAGTCCATGATGAAGTTCCCGAATCCATAACGACTCATAACTTCCTCCTTATAGAAAATTACATTTCATTATAAGGAGTGTTTTTCCTGCGACAAAAAAGAGAATTCCATGGTTAGGAACTCTCTCTTTTGATACTACGAGCGAAGCGCAGCAACGGGCTTCAGGATGGTCGTCTTCACGATGTCGAGGTTCGTCCTGCGGATCATCTTGATGGCCTTGACCAACACCTTCTCAGCAACGAGGATGTAGATCATGCCAACGATGGTCCAGAGGATGCCTCTGAGCAGCATGAAAGCAATTCTTCCGATGAAAACCATTGTTTTCTCCTTTAGTAGATTTCATTACATACCGTGTTTTTTTCGCGTGTTTTAGGTAAAAACTAAAGCCCCCGAAGGGACCTTAGTCTTTAAATCGCTTCAATCTTCTGGAAATCTAGGTTGTACTCATCGACGAATCGAAACAGCTCGTTGAATCGTTTTCCTTCCACGACTATGAACGTGCTACGTCTGTGAATCGGCGGCATCTCCCACACCAGGTAGTTCTTGACATCGTTCTTGACATTAGGAACCATGTCATAGATCGTTTTCAAGACTTCTAGCTTGGTGAGAGTTACAAAGTCGATTTCCCAGTTAGTAACAAACTCGAGTAGGGAAGCAACGTTCTCGGAGGTCAGTTCGACCGCCCATAAAGTGCGTTCCACGATAATCCTTTCAATAGAAAGATTTCATTATATGCGATGTAATATCTGCGATTTGAGCTAAAATTTCCCCCCGGGGATTTTTTGAGATAGAAAAAAAATACTAGATGTTAGGAAAAGAAATATGAAAGGCCGCGTTTAACGACCTCTCATATTCCCTCTCCTGAAATTTTCACTATCTGAGCCGGAACACGAAACCCAGCGCCTTCGAAGTGATCACGTTCACATTCTCATGCTTGATGATCAGAATGATTCCGAGTAGATTCGCGGCAACGGTGAGCATCGTCTCCTTGCTGACGGATGATGGCTTTTCTTTCTCCATCATGTCGTTTAGCCTTTCAACGACGTTCAACGTCTTTACATAATCTTCGGACGGAATCTGTTCTGTCTTCAACCAACTGATCGTGCGTTCGAGTTCACTTTCGAGCATGCGTTGATGTTTCGGTATCTCCTTTTCGAACATAGTCCTCCTCCAGTAGAGTTCATTATACGCCATGTTTCACTTGCGATCTAGTTCTGCTACTGGAAAAGGACCTTTCTTGACTTTGAAGACTACTTCGTTTTGCATTTGAATCAATTCTGGATCTTCATAGAGTTCAAGAGAATATATGATCTTATCGTCGTCTTTTGTCGTCCAAATGACACCGGTAAAATCAGCATTCTTATCGAAGAAATATTTGAGGAAAAACCCTAAAGCTCCACCAAGGTAAAAGAAGAAAACACAAATGCATACAATCCAAAATGTGCTCATTTTTATCCAATCATGGCCACTGTAGGATATGTCTTCGCTCCTGCCTCATCTTGAGCGCGAATATACTCGGTAACTCTGGCTGTCTGAACAGTTCCACTATTTCCTTCCACTTCGATGATGTCTCCTAGATTATAGTGAACTCCATACTGGAATTGATTCTCAGGAACGATCTCTCCGTCTACAGCTTTGACGAAAGGATGATTGGTAAGCTCGTCATGAGCTCGGTTATTTAGAATATTGAGGAGAGTTGCCGGATTACCACCCACCTGATCCGTCGTGATGTCCTCTGCAAATACCTGAAGAGCGCGCAAATCAAAACCAGTATATTGCGGCCCGGTTAGGCTACTTACACCAGGAGTCGTACGAAGATCGAGCTCTCCTTCGTTCGGATTTAATCCTGGCGCAAACGAATATACCTGAGTTTTGAGTGCAGCAATTGACTGAAGCTCCTTGATATCTGTAAAGGAGTCCATCTGTGGAGAGAATCGAACGGGTGGATTAATATCTTGACCACTTGTACGATCAAGTCCTTTGTAGCTTCGAAATCCAAGAGAATATTTTGTATCAGTAACATCATCGAGAGTAATTTGCATCCCGATTTGATACGTGGTGGCAAGCTCCTTACAAGCGTCATAAACGGGTCCAAATGGTACACCAACTTTTAAGATTGGACCATCTTGATTCCAGTCTTTAAGACCTAAACCGGTAATTATCAATGCGTGTGGATTGGGAATACCCGTATAAATTGAGCCATTCAGATATGGACTACCTGAACAACACATGTTATAAACAATCCACCACAAAAGCCAACCGGGTTCACCTTCAATATACCAATATCTATCTTCGTGCTTATCCGACGTTCGAACAAATCTGTTATTCAGCCAAGGAAGAAGAGAAATTCCCGTAACTTTCAGCTTGTTATTCTCAACATTGAACGTCTCGAGCATCATGACTTCGTCCGAGGCTTCAATACCTAGAAACGTTCCGGGCATCAATTTTTGCATCAAGTCAGGTGTCGCAGGAACCACCATCTCGACAGCACTATCTCCATAATATCGCTCAGTCCAGATGATTGACGAAAACCCATCGATAATATCGCGCTTATGAAAGTCTCGCCCCAGGGTATACGGTTCCATTACAGACCCCCGAAACGCTCATAAAACGAGAGTTCGTAATCCTGTACGCCGACATCAGTGGTAATCATGACTTCGTTGTCACCCGGTTGGAGCGTAGGCCACAAAGCACCTTCTTGCACATAGACTTTGGAGAGAAGATTCGTTATAACCCCCGTATCGATACCGATATTCTGAACGAACTTCTGCATAGGAATAGAGCTAAGCTCGAAATACTTCGACGAATCTACCCCAGCAGCCACGCCAAAGAGCGTGATCTTGGGATCTCCGATCTGAATGGTAACGTCTTCAGGATTTGGTCCTGAAACTGCTGTGATCTTGACCTTGATTCCCGACTCGATAGTTCCCTTGTAGTCGACGATAATCGGATCTTCGCCATATCGGATAGTATTACCGGTGATCACAGTCGGTTCGAGAGCTGTGAAATATGGATCCGGACAGATGATCGAGACCAGATATTCAGGATCCTTAGAAAAGATATTGACTCCGACACTCTCGACCACTCCGGAGATTTCTACTGGGCCCATATCATCGCTGTAAAACACCAAACGAGTCGGTCTCTTCGGCATGAAATATTGATAGATGAGTTTGCGAAGACTCTCGTGCGTCCAAAGTTCCCAGTCAGGATTTGGATGAAGTGTAAGGACGAGATTTCGACTTGGAATACTGCTTCCTACGTAAGATGTTCCGTCGACAGATCCGAGTGGAGACGTATTGACAGCTGCTTTGACAGGATCGAGACCGTCGATATTGCGAATTTGAATCGGGTCTGTTTCAGCTCGGCCACCATCAAGAAGAGGTAGCGTAGGAGCTGAAGGCCATGAGCTATAAGCTTTGACTTCCGTCAACACAGCTCTCGGACCTCCTTAGATGGTAGGAGGAGTAGGACTTGGGGGGAACGGAGGTACTTTGGGAGGGTACTTCCGTTGGGAGAGAGCGGCCAAGTCCTACTCCACGCTTTTATACTTCCAGTACAGACTTGAGTTGAGATAGCTGATTCTTCGTTTGTCTATAAATTTCGATCTCGGTCAAAGCCTCAGGCGAGTAATTGTTCTGTTCGAACTTGACATGTGTCCCGCCAGGCGCCACCGCAGTTAGCTCCTCTTGGGCACTCAGTTGTTCGGACGAGATAATCGAAGCCTGTCCATACGAAGCTGCCGCAGTGATCGGCGTTACGCTAGTCAAAGCTCCCAATTCTGCAGCTCCGGCCCGGACTTGTGTGAGATCGAGGATCGGCGTAATAACGGGGTTTGGGTTCAATTCATTCGTAACCGCATCCGAAATACCACGCATTGATTCCTGCATCTGTGACAGCGCGTCCTTCGCTGCATCATCGACAGCATCCGTTACGATCTTGGAAGAATTAGAGAAGCCTTGTGCCATGCCCTCCATTGCAAACTTGCCGATTTCGGCAAACGCCTGCGATGGGGACTTGATCTTCAGCTCCTTCTTCAAGGCACTGAGCATCTCTCTCGCGATTTCTTCCATCTCTCTGCGAATAGCCGATCTCTTGGCAGACAAACCATTCACAAGACCCTGAGCGGCATCAACACCAGCCTGATAGAGATTCCTACCGGCATTGGTAGCCAGAGTCTTGGATACGTTTGCAAGCTGAGTGTCAAGACGATTCAAACCGGCAACAGCGGTCTTACCACCTGAGAGAAGCTGAGTAGCAAAGGCCTGATCCTGAGGACCTTCAGAAAGAAGCTTCTGATAGGTCTTGTCGTCCAGACCCAGCTTCCTCAACTGATCAAGCGTCGACTGATATGCAGCAACTGCCTTGGCCTGATTGTCGAGAGCCTGCATATATGTAGCCAGCTGATCAATCGAGTTACCCTCAGCATCTTCCTTGACAATATCCGGCAATGTCGAGTATTGATCGGCGAAACCCTTGATCGCTTCGTCTCGGGTCTGAGTAGCCTGCTTCAAAGCGTCCTTCGCGCCCTTCAGCCTCTCACCGATCTTCTCGTAATCGCCCGTCAGACCAATCAACGTCTTCTTCTCATCTTGAAGCGTCTTGGTCAGAGCAATATGACCTGCCGTCGAACGTGCTAGCAAGTCTTGATTCTCTTTGATGGTCTCTTGGGCTTCCTTGATTGCCGAAGCATCTTGCTTCTTAGCTTTCCGAAGCTTTGCGAGCTTATCCTCCTCAGAAGCAATAGTTTCCCGAGCCTTCTGCATCGCTTCGGTCAGCTTGTTGTTCAGATCGGTAAAGACGCCACGAATATCATCGCCAGAACCTCTGAGTCCTTCGGCGAATCCCTGTCCAACGTACTGACCAATCTCCATCATCACCTTGGAAGGCGATGTGATCTGGAAAGTATCGGTAAACGACTTGATTACTCCGTTACTCATAGCTTCGGCTGAGTCATAAGCCTTTGGTGCCGTATTATCCAGACCCTTGACCATGCCAAGAATGAGATTCTCGCCAATATCATTAGTGATTCTCGACGGAGAGAAGACTCCTGCAACTTTATGCATAAGACCCATGGCCTTACCCATGATTCCAGAGATCTTGTTGTACAACTCTCCCGCCTTACCAACCAGACCACCCGTCATACCGTTGATGATGGCGTAACCGATATTGAGACCGGCCTGACGCATCTCACCGATATGACTGTTAATTGCGTTCGCGATACCGTTCAGGAAGTTGATTACCGCTTCGATACCAGCGTTGGCGAGCCTGACTGAATTCGATGACAACGCATTGATGAACTTGATGATCGCGTCCGTACCAGCTTTGACAATTCTTGCGCCAGCATTGCCGATACCTTCGACAAACGCCACGATAACATCGGTCGCTGTCTTGATTACCTTTCCAATAGCACCGCTGATAGCCGACAAGAACTTTGTAAGGACGCTAAGACCGGCAGTGGCGATCTTTCCGAGGTTACTGGCAACTGCACTAAGAAATGCGGTGATAATATTGAGAACTGTAGTAGCAATTGTCGAAATTCTGCTGATGATTCCCTTGATGAGGGAGGCAAACAGCTGGATTCCGGCATTGACGATCCTATTCAAGTTCGCCGAAATAGCCTGAATGAATTTGACGACAATATCTACTACCAGAGTGACCAATTGTGGAATATTGTTTCTGATGCCTTGAAGGAGAGCAATCAAGAGATCAAATCCTGCCTGGATGATCTCTCCCTGTTTGTCATGAAGAACCTGCAAAGCAGCATCGATCAATGCCTCGAATAGCTGGACGATCTTAGGAGTCATCTGAATGATGGCATCGACAACGCTGCTGAGGATCTTGACAATTGCATCGACGAATTGTGGAGCAGTAGCGGCAAGCGCTTTCACAATTTCCAGAAGACCGAGTACTAGGAGCTTGATGTTGCTAATCAGGCCTTTGACCAGTTCGGTGAATGCAGCAACTAGAATTCCGACTCCTGTTGGCGCTGCTACAACAAGAGCACTGAGAGCTGCCGAAATAAGGAAGAGTCCTGCGCCTACTAGTGCTACACCCGCACCGACTAGAACTAATGCTGCTCCGAAGCCCAACAGTCCAGGTACGGCTCCTGTGATTAGTGCTCCAGCCACACCGATGACTGCGAATGCTGCTGCGAGAGCAACTAGTCCCTTGACAATGGTTGCCCATGACATCTTTCCTAGCATTACAAGAGCTGGGGCGAGAAGAGCAATTCCTCCCGCAACTACAGTTAGCGCCAATGCACCAGGTAGCGCTCCTTCCATGGCATACATGGCATCGATCAGAAGGAACAATGCTCCACCCAGAGCGATCAAGCTCTTTCCGATCTCTCTGATGGACATTCCACCCATCTTTGCAAGCGCAATGGCAATCAGATTCAGCGCACCTGCTACAATGAGAAGCCCAGCGGCCTTAAGTGCGGTATCCTTCGGCAAGAATTTCATAGCTACGACGATAATGCCGAGAGAAGCGGCTATACCCAATAGACCTTGGCCGATTGTCCGCAAATCCATACCGCCGAATGCTGCTACGGCACTTGCCAGGATTCTGAGACCAGCAGCCAGGGCGATGACTCCGATTCCAGCGGAGATGATACCCTTCACAGGCATGTTTCTCATTGCATCGATCAGGAGAACCAAACCTACCGCAATAGCTCCGAGACCCTTGCCCAATTCCTTCATATTCATACTGGCCATCTGCTTCACGGCAAGCGCCAAGAGATTCAGAGCGATAGCCATAGCAGTAAGGCCGACACCCGCTCGAACCATTCCCGCAGAATTGGCAGACAGAGGAATCGATGCTGCTGAGACAGCAACCAACAAAGCCGCGACTCCACCAAGTCCCTTTGCGAGCTCTTCCCAGCTGAGTCGACTGAGAATAACCACGGCAATAGAAAGGGTTGTGATCGCTCCAGCCAACAGGATCATGGCACCGGCGATAACCGGCATCTTGACGAAACCCATCGTCTTGGTAATGTTGCCCAGGATCGCCATAGCGCCGAGAAGCTGACCAAACGCAACGGTCATTGCCGTCAGAGATGACTTGAGTCGTTCCGGATCCACGAACGACAGAGCAACGACAGATGCAGTCAAGAGCGCAATAGCGATGGCAATTTCCTTGAGAGTCTTCGCCTTGATGTTGTTCTGCAAAGCGACCATCGAGCCTTCAAGGGCCTTGAATGTGCCGCTGATGTTCGCAAGAATCCCGCCACCGAATCCCTTGGTGATCTGATCAATAGCTGAACCCTTGCCCAAGAACTTCTTGAACATCACGGTCAATCCGACAAGAAGACCAGTGCGAATAACGGCCAGGATCGCCTCGAAGTTCATGGTCGACATGGCGTTGCCGAAAGCGGTGACAAACGTTCCCAAACCCTTGGCTACAGATTCCCCAATGGACTGGAAAACATCTCCCGATCCGGCGAAACCCTCGATGAAGCGGTTCCAAGCATTGGCAACGGCTTGAAGAATCTTCGAGAAGGGCGACAGAGAACTCGTTACTCCATCGATTTCGTCAGAAATTCCCGCGGAGGAAAATCCTTCAAACAAATTCGACACAGCGTCGGCCAAAGCTCCCAGGAGTTTGAGAGGAGCTCCAAGAACACCGGCAAGTCCATCAAAGAACTTGGTGATCTTGTTGCCCTTCTTCAAGGACTCGTCGAGAGCAACAATGAAATCGCCGATTCTGGCAGTAAGATTCAGGAATTTGCCTTCTCCGCCACCAGCTGCATTGAATAGTCGACTAAAGAAGTGAAATATACCGCTAATTACTTGCTTCCCGATGTCCAGAATCGCGAAAAGTCCTCGGAAAGTACGTCTCAGATTCTCGATAGTGGTCGGACTGGGCTTGAGCGCTTCAGCAAAGTCCTGGAATCGCTTTGTGAGGTCAAGCAGTGTTTTCCCTGTAACTGGTGGGAAAATATCGCGAAATGCGTCCTTAATTGGCGCAACAATCATGCCAAGATTGTGAAATGCCGTCCTTACAGAGTCGATCAAGATCGTTCGGCCGCCGAGATCTTTCCAATCCTGGAGAACCTTGTTACGAGCGTCGGCATTTGCCTTGATGAATCCGTTGACAGCATTCGAGAGACCCGTGAAGAGTGTCTTGGCCTCACCGAAGTCACCAAAGATGATCTGCCAGGTCTGTGCCCAACCCGATCCAGCAGTTTCCTTGGCGGTATCGAGAACTCCCTGCAGGGTCTTGACTTCAGTCGCTGCTTTCATAGCCGTAGTGGCCGTCTGCTGAATAGCTTTGATCTGAGCGTCGTTGAATCCCTGTGCCTTGAGCTCAGCAGCTGACAAATCGCCCGTAAACTGCTGCAACGTCTTCGTAAGGACGTCAGAAGTCAGCCAAGACTTCTCACCTGGCTTCGCCGAGATGGAGTTACGGAACGATTCTCCGGCGATCGAGACGTTCTTCATCTTTCCGGTGAGCTTAACCGTCTTCTCATCCAGCGTACCCATCGCTACAGCGGTCTGAGCGAGAGCTCTCTGGAAGACGGTACCACCCATACCGGCATTTACGACGGAGTTCCAGTCCTGAAGGTTGACTCGACCAGCTGCGATAGCCTGGGAGAGCTGATACATCGCCGTCGAGGCCTGCTCAGCATTCGAGCCAGAGAGAGCCGCCAGGTTGGCGATACCCTTGATGGACCCAGTTGCCGTATCCAGATCGACACCGGCAGCCGTGAAGGTACCGATGTTCTTCGCCATCTGGCTGAAATTGTAGATCGTCTTGTCCGAGTAGTCGTTAAGCTGCTTGAGCGCAGCATTGACGTCCTTCAGCTTGGCACCAGAGGCCTGAGTGTTGGCCAAGATCGTCTGAACGGCATTCAGATTGGTCGTATACTCGGAGAAACCGGCCTTGATTGGATCGATGGTGAATGCCTTGGCGAATCTGCCTGCTGCTCGTACCGCTTGTGTTGCTAACTGAGACAGTACACCGATCGCAACGAGGTGAAACGTTCTGAGTTTGTTGCTGACCTCGTCGACAGACTGACCAAGATGACCGAGACTGAGACTCTTGAATATACCTTGAAGTTTCTCGAAGCCCTTACCCACATCCTGAATCTTGAGAGAGGCCTTGAGCTTGTCCAGAGCACTAATGGCCTTATTGACACCCGATTCGAACTTACTTGACTCGAAACTTAGAGCAACGACTTTGTCGTCGATGACAGCCACTAGACTCTATTCACCTCCCTCATCGCTTCGGCTACGATTTGGTCAAATATAGGTCGAATTGCAGGCATAATGTAGTCTCGGCCCTGTACATACCCTCCCGTTCCCGTACCATGGCCGTACTGAAGGATGACGGCAATCGGTACACCGTCCTCGACATGGCTGTTATGCCAGCGAATCGAGTAATATCCCGGTCGCGAGATAACGGAATGAGACCACGATGCTGCGGTAAGACCCGATTCTCTCGGAGTGGCATTCGAAAGAGCATTTACACCCAAAGTTCCGTACTTATTCAGAATATCAAGGCGTTGTTGCTCTTTCAGTCGGCGTAACCACGCTTCAACGTGACTAAACGATCCTTTCTCCGTAATAGTGATCATGATCTACTCTGCAGTGAGACGTAGAATCACGATACCCTTCTGACTGGGAGTTCTCGCTCCGATAGATTGACCGAATACCGTAGGCAATCCATTCAGAGGCGCTGCTTTAGCTCCACTCGCACCCCCCGGAATGATTCCGTCTGCTCCACTACTTGAATCGTCACTTTGGGGAGCTCCTGGCCCATAAACCGATGTATCTCCAGGATTATATGAGCCCCTTCCTCCAGCAGTAGCGAAAGAATAAGTTCCTCCGTCGTACCTTCCGACTCCGCCAGCTCCGCCACCTCCACCTTTGCCTATATTGTTGAAGATCGTGCCGTCAGTACCATCAGTACCAGGAATATAAGGACCAGTAGGAGACGGAGTACCGGCCAATCCTCCTGGTGCTCCTCCTCCAGCAATAGTGCGATTACCAATTCCACCATCTCCGCCATGGGCTTGTGTGGTAACTGTCAAAGAATTCGACTGAACTCTTTTTCCGCCCTTACCACCTGAGGCTCGACATGTAGTACCGTTAAACGCCGAATGTCCACCATCACTACCGTCAGAAGTAAGAGCAGGATTACTGGAATGCTCGTTTCCGGGAATACCTGCAATACCTACTTCGACATACACATCAGTAGGAAGAGCCGATAGCAATCCGCGAACTCGATGGAATCCACCACCGCCACCAGCTCCACCATAACTTCGAATTAGCGTACCCGTATTGGCAGTATCAATACCTCCGCCGATTCCGCCTCCGCCACCAATGCAAATTACCTCGAAATGGGTGTATCCGAGTTCGAGATAATTCTCCGGATAGAAGTATTGATTGGTTTCTAAACGAAGTACCAGTGGGTCAGGGCGAATCAGGCTTCCTGCGAGCTCGATTCTCATGACTAACCGTCCAAATATACGATGTAAGGCACAAAGACGGTCGGCTGAACGTTCTCGTGAGCCCCGTTACCACCCGTACTGCTTGATGCCACCGATGTGGCTGGACCAACATGCTTATCCCGACCACCATCAACGCCTGCCGAATCTTGTGTGGATCCATACGTGGCATATGACGCCAATCCGCTGCCAGCAAGATGAGTATGTGCGGGCATTTCGGGAACCGTAAGGACGTGTGTTTCCTCTCCAGTTCTTGCGGCAATCGTGATCGCGACAGAACGAGTCATACGATTAGCACGACTACCGTCGCCAGGCATCTGATCCATACCAGAAGGTACCAGACCTCGGAGATCCGGAACTCGGAAGTTAGCTACACCAGGATCGCTTGCTCCGGCAAATGTACGCCATCCCGAAGCAATATGACCAGCGGCGATAGGATGTTCTGATACGACATAGACTGCCCCGTTTGCCCAAACCCAACGTCCGTAAGTTCCAATCGCAGGAAGATTTGTTCCCGACCACATCCGAACTTCACCCGGAATAGCACTGATTGCGGCTGGACCCGAAGGACCGGCAGGACCCGGAGGACCAAGAACAGGACCGGCATCGATTTCACTTCCATCGTGCTTAATGAGCCACAGATGACCATCGCCTCTTACTTCACCGTCGACGACCGATTCTGCTTCAATACCTAGCATTCTTTCTGCTGTAAGACCGGTAATAGTAGCCATTTCACCTCCTTAACTTGATCCGCCGACGTTCGTAGATGACACTTCATATGTATCTGGATTCAAATATGTGGCATCTGCACCATCGATTTGGAAAGTGGTATCGTCGATCATATCGATATATGTATTAGACTCGTCAATAGCAGTCCAACTACCATCTCCATGATCAATGATGATAAGCGCACCCAGATATCCAAAGATTTCGCCGATTTCTGTGATTGGCGGAAGACTAGGACCCACTTTATCCGTTCCATACAGCGTGGATTCCAGCAATCTCAAGACATCAGGAGGAGTTTTCCTTGAATCGATAGAAATGTGAACTGTCGGTCGAAGTTTCTGAATCTTTGGAGGTGTTCCTGTCAAAGTCCAGGAAAACTGGGTTGCTTCGGCCGTTTCTCTCAAGGTTTGGAAAGTAGCCGTATCAGGATTAGCAATAATATTATAAAGGATATGAATCTTGTATCCGTGATCCATCCCATCAATGTCATTGCCGACTTTCGTTCGGTATGACAAGTTGAAACTCTTCGAGGGTTGCTCGTAATAGTCCAATCCTGGGGCAACTTCGGCAATTCCGTTGACAGAATCGAACTCGTCGGGATAGGTATACGCCTTGAGCTTTCCCTGGAAGTCTCCTGGAGTAAGATTCTCTAGAAACTTCACACCCTCAAGATAAAACGACTTCAATTCTGAGTTTTCGGACTCTTCTACATCGATGAGCCCGTTCCAAGGAGCTACTGTGCCGTCTTGAAGATAGAGAACCCCACGATCGACACCCGTTTGATACACTCTCTCGCCGACTTCATCCCAAGTAAGAGTTGCCACGTCACCCCCTTTCTAACCTTTGCTTCCGAGCTGTGCTCTACGTTGAGCATTGAGTTCTCTGTTTCGGGCTGCGATTTCAGCGCGACTCATCTTCTTGGGTTTCGCTGACTTGACATTACAAACTCGAATCAACGTGAATAACCGATTGAGATGCCAGTGCTCACATTCGAATGGGATCTGAAACGTCACCATCCAGTAATAGATGAGTTCGGACGTGATCACTTCTCTACTTGGAGGAGCTCCAGGAGCTTCATTGAACCAAGTGGCACTCATCTTTGCGTCGATGTATTCGTTAATCGCGTTGATGTTCTGCTCAGAAAGCTTGAGATACACTTCGTCCGGCACATTTGGAGTCAATGTCATGGCCTTGATATAGCCGATGACTTCTTCGGTCGTCTTCTCGACCTTGCCTAGGAAAGGCTTTTCGTACTTTGACTCCCATTTTGACAGTGAGACTAGAGAATGCTCTAGATCCAAAGTCACGTCGTCAACGGTGATGAACTCTTGTGACTTTTCGTCGAACATTTCGACGCCCGGAACAATAATGGTAAGCATTCCCTAGTCTCCTGTCTAAGCAAATCATGATCCTTGGGGCTCAGGGCCCACCAAACAGCGCGATAACTGCGTCCGGCGTCGGAAGAGCAGCCTCGGTTGCACCATTGCCATACAGCAGATTCTCGAGTGCTGTAAGATCCGCCGCATCCACCACAGTCGAGTCGACCACGATCAGCGAAGTCGGCTTGTAGTCCGTCACCGGCACTGGAGTCGTCGTGACCTCCCAGCTGAACGCGATTGCCTCCGGTGAATCGTTGATCGTCGCATAGGCCTTCTCCGACGGAGCAGCCTGGCAGCCATAGACCAGATGCAGCTTGTAGCCATGATCCGTTCCGTCGACGTCGTTACCGACTCGAGTCCTATAGCTCAGACCGAACATCTTCCGACCCTGCTGTCCGACGATCACACCCTCGGCTGGCATGGCGCTACCGTCACACGGACCGAATTCATCCGGATAGGTGAACGCCTCGATGGTGCAACCGAACTCTTCAGCAGAGATCAGGTTCAGGTACTTGATGTTGTCAGCGTACTGTGCATTAGGTTCAGCACCGGACGGCGACTCGGTGACAGTCGTGAGACCATTCCAAGCAACACCGAGATCGTAGACACCGGTTTCGTTCGGGAGATAGAGAACTCCATGATCTACACCGGTCTCATATACTCTTTCGCCGACCTGGTCCCAAGTCAAAGGGGCCATTGTCTTCCTTTCCCTTAGAAGTACACGCTATACACGTCGTGATTTAGATTATCCGCCGTATAGAACCGATTGAATAGACTCATCGGCATTGCCGCCACTTTTCTTGGGATGTCACTATCAGGATTTGGGTCAATCACCGTAATCATGTACCTTGGAATGTGATCATACGGCTTGTCATCGGCAAATTTCGTATGTGCAAAGTCACGTTTATAGATAATGCAAGGATATTGTAACTTGACATTAGTTGGTGGCTGAAAATAGACGTGTTCGGTAAACGTTTCAAGGAGTTGGTGCAGCTGCAGGCGTGCGGCCATTGTACACCTCCCCCAATCTTAGAATGAGACGGGGACTCTGCACTTCGACACTTGTAACTGTCCACAAAGTCCCCGCCCATTCCACATACCGAATGGCAAAGAAGTGTTCATTTGCATACGCATCGGCCACAATGCTGATAGAATTTTGAACGCTAAGATCAAAGTTGAGATTTTCGCCCTCTCGAAGATTTCGAGCATTCCGGATAACATCTCCGAAATATGAACGCTCAACAATCTGATCTTCCCACACGCCTGGCGTAGTTTCTACTGACTCACCGTAACCAACACGACCAGAGAACCTCGCCATGAATGACCTACTTTCCGATCAAGCAGAGGCCGTGTTCTTGAACTTCCACTCGTCTTCCTGGTTCGTGGTGAAGTAGTAGCCGGACTTCGGAACTGCCATGACAGTCACCGTCTCGCCCGGATCGACGTCAACAGTACCCGTCACGTTGGAACCATCGACCTGGTAGTCGACACCAGTCGTGGTCGGAATCGTGACAGTCTCACCGTCGAAGGTCGGAGCTGCAGGAGTAGCGACCGACGAACCGCTCGGAGCGCGCCTGATCACCAGAGCCGACCGCATCTTCGTCAGTGCACCCGAGAGGCGGGTCTCGTACAGGTACTTGTACTGGTTGTAGTCGATGTCGAAGTCGTCGAAGAAATTGACATCGCCACCCTTATCGGTACCCAGCGTGTAGTCCTTCAGATTCACGATGATACCGACGAGGTCCTCTTCCCGCTCCATCGTCTCGACAGTCACGATGGCTGAAACACCGATCTCAGAAGCGAGCTCGGCCGGGCTCTTCCACAGGCGATGATTGAACTGATCGCGCGTGAGGAGCAACTGGGTCAGGGTCGGAAGAGTAGTGTAGAACACGGGGGAACCCGAACCCTTGTAGTAGCCCATAGCCGAGACGATTCCGTCGACAGTCTCGACTGAATTTGCACCGTCATCGACCGTAACGGTTGCCGCATAGAGATCGTGATCATGGAGGATCGAGCGGATACCCGCACCTTCCGAAGCGCCCGCCGGATCCTTGATCTTGTCGTCGTCATCGACATCGCGACCGTCGCCGATCAGAATGGCCGATGCGATCTCCTCGTCGAGCATGAGGCGCATCTCAGCCTTGAGCCAAGCGACCACGTCGAAGTCGGTGATGTCCAGAATATCGTCACGATCCAGCTTCTGCTTCTTGTAGACCGTGCTGGGCGTCGTGACGCGCTTCGAAACGCCGAACCACTCTTCCTTCTTGAAAGTGCCCGTGATGTAACCACGTGCGCGGGCCTCTTCCATCGTGAGATCGGCGGAGATCGACTTGATACGAGTGAAGGGCGAATGCTTGGTCCCGTTGAGAACACCAGAGACCCACTCGACCCTCCGACTATCGAACTCCGGAGAGTCCATGACCGCGCGGGCATCGGGGAAGAGGACATCGATGTTCTCGATGCCATGCTTGAGCGCATAGTTCTGCACAGCTTCCTTCAGAGAACCGCCTCTCTTGGCCTCGTCCACGATTCCAATGAGGGCGTCATGAGTCAGAACATGCTCCTCTTCCTGCTTGCCTCCGCTCTGCTGCTCGAAGACATTACGAGTCATGTGCCGTCCTTCCTCTTCCTTAGTGTCATCAGCATGAACAAGTTCCGACTCTGACTTATCCTTAGTGTCGGAATGAGCAGCGTCCTCGGAAGCTTTCCCATCGGAATGAGATGCAGACGCTTCCTCAAGAGCGGCACCTACCATGAAATGAACGACGCTCTTCTGCTCGTCGGTCATCGAGTCATAGACTTCCTGAACAGTCGGACCATCATCTTCGGTATCCTGATTGTCCTGATGCTCGACTTCATCATCAGACTCTTTGGCATCACCGTGACGAAGTTCCAATCCGGTGTAGATAATTGCTTCATCATCGAGCGTTACCATATCGCCGTCGCCGTGTGCCAACGTGATATTGTCGATAAGTGCACCAGGATTAGCTCCGGAAAGAACTAGGCTCAACTCACGAATGAATCCATGAAGAACCTGCTTGGACTTTTCGGTAAGTTGATTTGCATAGATTGACAGCGATGTAATATCCTTGTGCTGTACCAGGGTCTTGGCGTTCTTAGCCGTCTCAGTATCGTTGAAGAATCCATAAGCATAAACGCCATCTTCACGATTCTCGAGTAGTGCGTGACCAAGCACATTGCTGGGCTCATTGTGACCGTGCTGCCAGACCAACGGAACAATTTCCTTATCCTGATGCTTGAAAGCATCCGGCATAATCGTCCGTCCATCTGAGCACTTAAGACCAGCCTTCGTGGCGTAACCACTGAAATCAGGCTTAGCCTCTTCTGCTCCCAT